ATCAGTAAAATTGTTAGAGTCCTATAAGTTTGATGATTTCGGAGCTCTACTGAATGAAGGCTGGCAAATTAAGAAAAAGTTATCAAGTAACATCTCCAATCAAGGCATTGATGAAATGTACGACAGAGCTATGAAAGCTGGCGCTCTTGGTGGTAAGATATTAGGAGCTGGTGGCGGCGGGTATCTTCTTCTTTATGCTAGAGAAAAAAATCGCCGTAACGTGTATGATGAAATGATTAAACACTACGAATACTTTCCTATAAATTTCGACTACAACGGCTCGACTATTGAGATGAAATCATGAGTATGGAAGACGATTTTCACAACTATCGTAAAATGATAGACGAAGCTCTCGGTACAGTTGATACTGGATGGCTGAGCTTTATGAAACAGGAAATGTTCAGGCTCGCCAAAGCTGGACAGCCACTGTTGGTTTGTGGTAATGGAGGTTCAGCATCGATTGCAGAACACCTTTCCTGTGACCACACCAAGGGTATCTGTACAGACACTCACCTTTCTCCTTTCGTTATACCTCTCGGCTCTAATGTTTCACTGACGACAGCTATCGCTAATGATATGAATTATGATCAAATCTTTTCTAAACAGATAGAGTGGTTTGGTCAGAGTGGCGCTGGATTGCTAGTTATTAGTTCTAGTGGAAATTCCCCCAATATTATCAATGCTTTACGGGCGGCTAAAAAGCAAAATATGACCACTATGGCGCTCGTGGGGTTTAGTGGGGGGTTGGCGAAAGAAATTGCCGAGATTTGTGTTCATGTCAATTATAACAACTACGGTGTGGTCGAAGACTGTCATCAAATCATTATGCACTCTATCGCTCAACACATTCGCACTACCAACGCCATTGATCCAAAAAGCCTCAAACTCTAAATAAAAAATAGTAGTTGACTTTTTATCCAAAACGGGGTAAAATTAATTAAATGAGTAACAACGTTATCACGTTTCCAAGACAAAATATAAATAAAGAAAAGAGCATTTCTCTTAAAGAAATAGAACATAATATGGATATGATGAAGCATTATCATATCCAAGAAACGATAGCGAATCTAGCTCCTATTGTTTTTAATCAGTTAGAGATTGCTGGCTTCGACATCGCTGAAGATGAAGATGCCGATATAAAAGATGGCGCATTTATTGTTGAGGCTTTGAGATCGTTAATGTGTAAACACTATGGAATATACCACCCATTTCAGCAAATATCAGAGAAAGTCTTTTCCCCTGACGAGCAAGAAATCGGTGCATTGAGGATAGTAGACAAACTAAACCTCGAGCTTAAGAAAAGTGAAACAGCCTAAAAGGTGATATGTGATTATTGTTGACATGAATCAGGTTATGCTTTCGAACCTTATGATGCAATTGGGTAACCACACCAATGCTCAACTAGAGGAAAATATGGTTCGCCATATGATCCTAAACTCCCTGCGCTCTTATCGAAACAAGTTTTGCGCAGAATACGGCGAAATGATTATCGCTTGTGATAATACCAACTACTGGCGCAAGCAGCTTTTTCCGTACTACAAAGCTAATCGTAGAAAAGCTACTGAAAATTCAGAGCTTGATTGGCGCCAGTTGTTCGAGTGCTTGAACAAGATTCGAGCCGAACTCAAAGAATTCTTCCCCTACCGTGTTATTGATATCGAGAGCGCAGAAGCTGATGACATTATCAGTACTCTTGTGCGCACATATCCCATGGAAAAGATTCTGATTCTTTCTGGTGATAAGGATTTCATTCAGCTTCATTCTCAAGGTAACGTCAAGCAATATGATCCCACACGTAAAAAGTGGGTTGCTAATGAAAATCCTGATCGTTACCTTATGGAACACGTTCTCAAGGGAGACAGTGGCGATGGCGTACCTAACGTACTTTCTCCTGATAATTGTTTTGTTGTTGGCGAGCGTCAAAAGCCGTTGACACAAAAGAAAATCGATGCCCTCATTGAATTGGGACTCGATGGTAAACACGATCACCCACTAGCTCGTAATTATATGAGAAACAAGCAGCTTATCGATCTGGGTCATGTTCCTAAAGAGATCGCTAAAAGGGTTGTAGAATCTTATGATAGCCAGACTGGTAAAGATCGTTCTAAGCTTTTGGATTACTTTATCGCAAATCGTCTTAAAAATTTAATGGAAAACATTTCGGAGTTTTAAAATGCAAATTGGACTAGCAGAATTTTTAGAAAAGGTTGGTCGTCTTAAGAAGACTCAAGAAAAGATTGATGCCATCGCTGCTAATGATAGCCTACCTTTACGTGTCATCCTTCAGGCTGCTTACGACCCCAACGTAAAGTGGTTGCTGCCAGAAGGCACACCGCCATATAAGCCTAACGATCTTGTAGATCAAGAGCATGTTTTGATCAAAGAATGCGAAAAGCTTACATATTACATTCAGGGGTTTCACGATAACCTTCCCTCTATGAAGCGTGAAACTATGTTTGTTCAGCTTTTAGAGAACATCGCCCCGAAGGATGCTGAGCTTCTTTGTCTCATTAAGGACAAAAAACCAATTAAGGGCATTACACTTGAACACGTAACTAAGGGACTTCCAGGGTTGATTCCGAATGAGCAAGCAAATTAAGAAATTCCGTAAAAACGATTATTCTTATGATGAAGAAGATCAAATCGAAACACGTAGCAATTACCTTGAAAAGAAGAAAGCCAAGCTTGTAGAACGTGCTTTGAAAACTAAAGATATATCCTCTTTGCTCGAGGATGAAGATGATTATATTGATGAATATGAAAATTGGCCAGAGGAACGTTAATGCCAACATACCGTTTTCTTGATAATGATAAAGGTGAAGAATACGAGGAGTTCATGTCGATCTCCGCTCTTGAAATTTATGTTCAAGAGCACCCTAACCACACCTTGCTAATCAATGGTGCTCCCATGATCCACTCGGGTCGTGGGCGCAGTAAACCCGAAGAAGGTTTTAGAGATTTGTTGAAAGACATTAAGAAAAAACACTCGGGAGGTTCTTCAAAAAGCACCATTAACACATTTTAAGAAGGACAAAATGGAAACCAACAGAAGATTAACCAGAAAAGAAAAAAGAATTCTTCGTCAGAATGGTGATAAAGGTAATATTCAAGAGAAATTGAATTTTAACCTAAAGAAAATTGAGCCTCTAACTCAAAATCAAAAGTTGTCCTTCCAAGCATATCAACAGGGCAAAAACTTAATGCTCCACGGTATGGCTGGCACTGGTAAAAGTTTTATTTCTATCTATTTGGCTCTTGAAGAAGTGTTAAAAGAAAATACTCCTTACAAAAAGGTCATTGTAGTAAGAAGCGTGGTTCCGACTCGCGAAATGGGCTTCCTACCTGGTAATTCAAAAGAAAAGGCGAAAGTGTATGAAGCACCTTACACAGCTATTTGCTCAGAGTTGTTCGGCAGGGGCGACTCTTATGAATACCTTAAAAATAAAGGTGTGGTTGAATTCATATCCACTTCTTTCATACGAGGTATTACTCTCAATGATTGTATCATTGTGGTTGACGAAATTGCCAATATGACTCTTCACGAGTTAGACTCGGTAATTACTCGTATCGGTAAAAATTGTAAGATATTGTTTTGTGGAGATTTCAGACAGTCTGACTTCACCAAAGAACATGAAAGAAATGGGCTGAAAGACTTTATGCGTATCATCAACAAAATGAGATCATTCGTTTTTATTGATTTTGATGAGAATGATATTGTTAGAAGTTCTTTGGTGAAAGATTATATTATTCAAAAGGACAGATTGAAAATTGTCGCGTAAAACATTCAAACATAACTTTGTTCCATTCGTAGAACTTAGCACAGAAAACATCAACGGGCAGCGTTATTACGTTTTGCCCGATGGTGTCACGAAGCTAAAGTCAGTGACCACTATCATTGGCGAAAAGTCTGATAAGACAGCTTTGCTCGAATGGAAAAAGAAGGTTGGCGAGGCAGAGGCTAATCGCATCGCCAACCAAGCTGCCCGTAGAGGCACATCAGTTCATAAGATTGCTGAAAACTATTTGCTGAACGAAGAAAACTTTTATGGTAAAGAAATGCCTGCGAACATGGATACGTTCAGGGAACATTTCAAACCCATTTTAGATGAGCACGTTGACAATATTTTTGGCATCGAGTTGCCTCTGTATTCCAAAGCGTTGAAATGTGCAGGTCGCACTGACGTCATTGCCGAGTATGACGGGAAGCTGTCTATCATTGATTTTAAAACTTCTCGCAAACCTAAGCGTGAAGAGTGGATTGAAAACTACTTCATTCAGTCTACTGTTTACTCAATGATGTTTGAATGGACATATAAGATTGCTGTCCCTCAAATTGCGATCATTATAGCTGTTGATGACGACAAACCTCAAACTTTCATTAAAGATAGAAGTTTGTATGTCGATAGAGTTTTAGAGATGTTCAGATCTGATTTAGTCTAACCTATAACGAACTCCGTATTTTATAAATAAAAGTAAAAACGGAGAAACGTTATGGATCAATGGTTTAAATTGGTAGCAGAAGTAGGATTTCCAATAGCCGCAGCTTGCGCTGGCGGCTATTTTGTTTTTCTTACTATGAAATTCATCCTTGCTGGTGTTATGAGTTCTGTAAAAAGCCTCTCAGGTATCATCACTGCATTAGATAATCGTGTAAAGACGATGAACCACGATGTTATCAGAATCGATACTCTAGTTTCGAATGCACTTGGTGTTAAGCCAGACGTTGATCGTATAGCACGAGCTGATGGTAAAAACGACGCAAGGAGAGACTAATGGGTGGTTTAGCAGATCTAATTAACAAATACGGGTTTCCCATTGTTGCTGCTGGCGGCATGGGATATATGATCTATTATGTATGGACCTGGGCAACAAAAGAAATCAAACCAGTTACAAGCGAAGCCAGTACTGTACTTATAGCACTCATAGATCGTATTCGCATGTTAGACAATGATTTGATTCGTTTAAATCAAAAAATTAATATTGTTTTACAGCTACGTGGTAAGGAAATTGAATCAGAACGCCATCTTCATGATGTTGAAACAGCTGCAAAAGCTCAAAAAAGAGAACTTGAAGCAGCCGATAAGCAGGTTAAAGCAGCCGAACAATTAGCATCCAAGCATCATCGCGAGGTTGTCAAAGTAAACGAGGTGCCCATACCTGATCCAAAGCAAAAGACCAAAACAGAGCCAAACAACAAAAATACTAAGGTATAATATATTAGCTTTTAACACTGGAAAACACAGTTAAGGGTTGATATATTAGCTCTTATCATTTCGAGTTTGTTCTATACACACCGTCCCAAATTTGCTCTCCATCATACCATACACCTGGCGGAGACTTTTTATACTCTTCAATCCTTTCTACCATCATATGATAGTATTCGGTCATATCACCTTCGAATGCTTTATCGATATACGGTATATATTCAAGAGCTCTATCCCAATCCATTTCACGATAGAGCTGAAGAAAGGCTGCATGCGAACGAGAAGCGGCTATATTCAACCCGTTTTTTTCAACAATAGTGTATATGTTAACACCTTTTGTTTTACCTTTAACAGCAAGGCAATCTAGTTCTAGGCAGAGGTATTCTTCTTTGACGTATTCATATGTTTTCGGACCGATGACGAGTTTAACATGATATGGCTTACTCTGCCCCTCAAGACGTGACGCCAAATTAACAGCATCACCAAGGCAAGTGTAGTCAAAACGCTGACTGCTACCCATGTTCCCAACAACCACATCGCCAGTGTTGATACCAAGCCCCATACCAAAAGCAGGTATACCCTCAGCTTGAATCTGTCTATTGAAATTAGCAAGGTCACCTAACATCTCCAGTGCTGTTTTAACTGCGTGTCTAGCATGCATACTATCATCTAATGGAGCATTCCAAAACGCCATCTGTGCATCACCGATATATTTATCGAGTGTGCCTTCATTATCAATTATCTTTTTTGTCATAGCTGTCATATAACGGTTCATAATCTGAGTAAGACCTTGTACGTCAGCTCCATAATGCTCACTAATAGTAGTAAAGCCCCGAACGTCTGTGAACATGATCGATAACTCACGGGTTTCTCCTCCCAATCTTAATAGCTCTGGATTTTTCTGTAGTTTTTCAACAAGTGCAGGCGATAGATATGTGCCAAACTGCTTTTTGATCTGTTGTTTTAACCTAAACTCGCGAGCAAAGTTATTAAACACAAGGTGCCCAAATACAAGAGAACCAGAAAGAATGATATAACTTGGATCCCATAGTTGAAGATATGTTTTAAATAAGTAATATGATCCAATTGCAATTCCTGTAATAAAGATAAAATAAAATGGTACTGTCAGACTTACGCTCAGTCTTGGAACTATATGGAGCATTAGCAGGAGGATGGCTGTTAGTAATGCTCCTTCTAATATCTTTGCTACGTTTAGGCGAGAAATAGAAGTACCATCAACCAAAGTTTGGAGAGCTTGAGCTTGAATTTCGTGCGCCCATTTTTCACCGATTGGTGTTCCTATTATACCACCAACACCTTCAATAGTCAACCCAAGTATGACTATCTTATCACGGACCCTATCATCAATTTCGGTCGCTTCTAAAGTCTCGAACTTATTGTTCCAAGCTAACCAGACACGACCTCTTTCGTCGGTTGAGATTGCGGGGAAGGCTGGGATTCTAACTGCTTCGACGCCGCCTTCGTTTGTCTTAACTTGGAAGCTAGGGTCTCCAGCAGCGACACGAATGGTTTCCAGAGGTATGCTAGGATAAAGACCAGATGCAATATTGACAAGTAGAGGCATACGGCGAACCACACCGTCCAGTTCAGGGACTGTTGCGACCACACCCACGCCTGAGGCAGCTTCGGCATACTGGTCAAGAGGGCGTAATCCACCAGCCCAACGATAGACAAAAAGCTTAGG